GCTCGCATCGCCGTCATGATGGACAAAAACATTACAGATGTCGAGTATCTGCAAAAGAAAGAACTTATCTTTGATAAGGGCGGCAAGAAGAAAATCGTTAACCGACTTCTAATGTCAGGATACCTTCTAGTGCAAGTAAAGCCCGAAATAACAGAGAATGAAGACGGTTCTACCACAAAGTCAATCCCCGGCGAGACCTTCAAGCTCATCACTGAGACCAACGGTATCAGACAGTTCGTGAACTGCGACAAAGATCGACCCATCCCTCTCCGACCTAGAGAAGTGAAGAAGATGTTTGAGATGTGCGACGACGCTCATCTAGAAACCAAACTAAATATTGATGCAGACTTTGTCGAGGGTGACATCCTTGAAGTTATTCAAGGTCCTTTCAAAGGCTATGACATTGAGGTCATGGGTCTTACCGGAGACAAAATCCTAGGCCAACTAGACATGTTCGGTCGGACTATCCCAGCAGAATTCACTAAATTTCAGGTGTATAAAAAATGACAGTGCAAAAAGATCCTAACGACAAGTACTCCAAGTACAAAGTAGACCTCCACTGCAACGAGACCCACGCGCCAGACGAGTGGGACCCTAAGACAGAAGGCAAGATCGCCGACCCAGCAGAGCGACACAAGGACAAGCTCCTTGATCGTTTCTGTGACGATCATCCCGGTTCACCTCAGTGTAAGGTGTTTGATGACTAATGTTACGTGAAGAAGAGTATCATTCGTTAAAAGAAACCTATAAGTTCCTAAATCAGATCATAGACCCTAAAAAGATTCCAAACATACCTAAACCACTCAGAGATAAAGCAAGACATTGCCTTAAAAACTACCCGGTGAGGAGAACGTTAGATGAATTACAAGAGGGAGTAGATTTCTTTAACCCAAGATGACAGAAGACCATAGTCTCAGGCCACTCATCCTTATGTTGATGGGTGGCTTTCTCGCGATGCTCTTGCTCGCAATCCCTTTAGTTATTTTAATTATTTGACTAGACAGTTGTGTAAAGTTATGTTATAATAAATAAAGACGTAACACACTACTTTACATTCATGACAGTCACAACCAACGAGCACGGACAGCAAAACATGTGGGCGGTAGAGCCTCAGATGTTTGTTGACCCTTCATACACCGAAAAGTATGGAATCGAAACTTATGCTGAGCGCGCCGAGAAGCTCAACGGTCGCTTCGCAATGCTTGGTTTCGTAGCCGGTATCGTTTCTTATACACTCACTGGAAATTTCTTCTTCGGAGTAGTATAATGTATGGATACATTGCAGGTCTGGTATCTGGTCTAGGTATCGCTTTCATCGTAGTTCAAGCTTCAAAGTAACACCCATTTTATTTACAGGAGAAACACAATGTTTAATGACACAGCAGAAAAACTTAACGGTCGCCTTGCAATGCTCGGTATCGTAGCTGCCATGGGCGCTTACGCCTTGACAGGACAAGTGATCCCCGGCCTTTTTTGATAAGGTAGATTGAATTGCACAACTGAATATCTTATAATATAGAGAGTGTAACAACTCTCTATTTTTATGTCCGGAAGTAAGTTCTATGTGTACTCCAAAAGCGGATGTGGTTTCTGTAACAGACTCACTGAGTTTATGAAATCAAAAGGAATCAGTTATGAAAAGTTTGATTTAGGAACAGACTTCTCAACAGAAGACTTTCTTAACGAGTTCGGAAGACAATCCACATTTCCTCAGGTTGTTGTGGAAAACCAAAAGATAGGGGGCATGAAAGACACGGTAAGATTCCTAATGGAAAACAAAATGGTATAGTATTATGGATAGAGGATTTGAATTGATGATTCCCGCTTCGAAATCTAAAGAAGAGATATCACAACTTCATTTTCAATCAAAAGATACAGTTCTCTATCTTTGGCAGAGAATTTAATCTTAGCTTCAACGTAAAACAAAAACAGGAGTGAATATGTGGTACGTTATTACCGCCCTATGCCTAGTGGTAGGTGTTATTGGTGGTTGGATGGCAGCAGAAAGGTACATCGCCTTCATGCAGCACACCGAACATGATTTCGAAGAACTCTTTGCAAAGAACCCACACCCTGAACTCTACGATGACGAAGGGAACCTCGACAGAGGAGACTACATGGCAATCAACTTTGACCCTGGGTTCGACCCAGAGAAATGGGATCCAGAAACAGACATCCACCTAGATGAGTTTGACGACTGACTGGTTATATGCTATAATATAGATATGAATTCAGGGTAAACCCCTATAGATTATGATTCTCGTAGATGCGAACCAAATCGCCATCTCTCACCTTATGGTGAGGCAGAAGATCGAGGATGGAATCAACATCGATTCCATTCGTCGTTCCATCGTTAGAGTTCTTGCTCGTATTCAGAAACAATACGGTCCTGAGTACGGTAAAATGGTTCTTTGCTATGACGATAAGAACTACTGGAGGACACAAGTCTTCCCATTCTATAAGAAGAACCGCAAACAGGAGAGGGAAACGTCCAAGTACGACTGGGACATGGTGTTTTCCGTACTAAATAAAATCAGGGATGAGATAAGAAGGAACCTTCCTTACTATGTCATTCAAGTTCAGGGCGCTGAAGCGGACGATGTTATCGCTGCACTCAGTCGCTACAACCACAACACGGATAAGATCCTTATCCTGTCTGCGGACAAAGACTTCATTCAACTTCATAAGTATCCAACTGTGAAACAATACGATCCAATTCGAAATCGTTGGATTGTGAATGAAGATCCCATCCAGTACCTTCAGGAGCACATCATTCGTGGTGATCGTTCCGATGGCATTCCAAACATCCTCACCTGTGATGATGCTATTGTGAGTGGCAAGACGCAAAAGAAAATGAGCAAAGAGAAAATCGCTGCTCTGGCGAGCATGGACCCAGCAGATTTCACAAACTACATTCGTCTTCGCAACTGGAAACGCAACTCTGAACTGATTGACTTCGCTAAGATACCCAGACCGATTGTTGATAACATCATCATGACGTACAACAAGTATCGAGTGAACACCAGTATTGATATTCAATACTTCATCGACAACAACATCCAAGACCTGATTGAAGAATTCAGTTAATTAAATTATGGCAAGACCAACCACACCAAAACTCCCTGTAAGTAAGACTCTCATTTCAGAGGTCTTGCAGAGAGTATCAAACGCAAAGACTAAAGCAAAGAAGGTAGAGATCCTTCACGAGTATCGTTCAGAAGCACTCACTAAGATTCTTCTCTGTAACTTCGCTAAGTCTATTCGCTTCGTCTTCCCTGAAGGAGAGACACCTTACCGTCCACTTGATCGTCCCAAGGGTATCGATCACCAGACGCTCTTCACAGAGCACAGGATGCTTGAGAAGTTCATCGCCAAGTCCATCAACGGAGTCGTGTACTTTGGTTGCTCTGGACAGCAGAGACCAAGCATTCAGCAGCTGAAGAAAGAGAACCTCTGGATTCAAATCCTAGAGAGTCTTCACCCAGAAGAGTCTGAACTCCTTGACTTCGTTAAGGACAAGAGACTTACCGTTCGTTATAAGGTTACAAAACAGAATGTAATCGATGCCTTCCCTGAACTCCTACTACAAGACGAAGAATGAATAAGAATGAACTGAAACAAATTCTAAACAACCTCAAAGAAGTTGTTGAAGAGCTAGAGTCAGCCATCTATTCTGACGTCGACAGTTACCGGCCACTTGATGTGGACTACCAGGACGTGCTAGACTACTACAACGACACACCAAACGCAGAAGAGGGCCTTTAATGGGTGAAAGAAAAAGAACTATTAAATTAGTATCAAAAGTTCTTAACAGTGATAAGAAGCGAAAGCTTTATTCATCCGAAGAACTTGCTTACATGGAGCTTCAAGTCACACGAATGAAACTCCAGAGAGCTATCAGCAGAGAACAACGTAAACGTGAAAAAGGTTTCAGTTAATTATGTTTGTAGTGAACCTTCCACCCAAGAAAGTCTGGGTAAGGAATGAGTATCTTTATGATCTAAGAAAAGGACATGGACAATACACCCTAGGATACTGGGTGTCTCTTAAAAGTATTTGGGGTAGGTCTTTCTATTTTGAGACCTACCTTCCTGAGTATGGAGCTGTCTATGACAAGCTTCCTATCTCTGCATTCATTGACTGGGATCCTGACTCACCTCTGGGACCTGACCCAGATGACTTCATCTGTGATGACTTCACCCTGTCTGACTTACAGTACTGGGATGCCTTTGACTACGACACAGAGATCATTGAGAAACAGTTCCTTCACTCTATGAGTGTCAAGGTACGTCATCGTTCTGGTAAGATTACCACTGGTGGTAAGTATGTCTTCACCATCGACTCCTGTCATCGTGACTTAGATAGAGTCGACTTGTCTTACTCAGAGACACCTGAAGAACACAAGAGCCACAACTGTATCGTTCTACCTAACGGACAGATAGGTTTGTATCCTAACAACAGATGCCAGTGGGAGGATGAAAGTCTAACTCCATCAGAACTCAAAAAACCTGACTTCCTTGTCTCCACTCGCAAATTCACCACAGTAAACTGGTCAGAAAACTGCTGGTAGACTGGGTGACTCAGAAGAATACTTCTGGGACTATTCGAAACCTACCACACGAAAGGAAATTAGAGAACAGATGGATAAATTCTGGGAGAAATGGGAGACACCAGAGGAGAAGGATGCATTCGAGCATCTCGAACAGATGGAAGTCGATAAAGAAATACAAGACCGTAGAAAGGACGTCATCGCCAACGGACCTTTCTTCGCTGGCAACTATCAAGGACCACTGTACGCACCTCACCCTGATTTAAAATGAGCAACGTGAAACTTATCTCTCACACCATTGGTGCAGGAGAACTTGAGGGCAAGAGCCCTCAGGATGTCATCAGCTATGTCGCAAGGGTGTCTAACCCACACAATCAAGACAGCTTCCACACCAGTGGGGGACTCCTTAAGTATTGCATCAAGCACCAGCACTGGAGCATCTTTGAGACTGCAGGTATGACCCTGGAGATCAACACGAACCGTGGCATCGCTGCTCAGGTTCTACGACACCGCTCCTTCACCTTCCAAGAGTTT